ATGTGCACTGCGAAGCGTATCTGGCAATTCCCGCACCCCGCAGCCCCAGCCACAGGGGGGGTGCTGGAACAACCCTACATGCCCTACATTGGCGGAATTCTGCAGTTTTTCACCCTGCCTTTTGCCCTACACGCCCCCTACCTGATAGCGGTTGCCCAACCCTACATTTACGAAATTAAAATATAATATTTTCAATTACATAGGGTTATGGCCTGAAATTTGTAGGGTTGATGTAGTGTTGTCGATGTATCGCAGAAAGCGCAGTTTTCTGCGGGTCTTGGGGCAAAAATCCGAAGATGTAGGAAATGTAGGGTTGGGCGCCCCCCTCCCCCCTGCCTAGCGGTGGAGAAAGCAAATCAATTCAAGGTGCAAAATGCGCTCTAGCTGCACGAACTCGCACCGGATCGCCTCTGTTCGTTGACGGTCATAAATGCAGGCAATCTGCCGTTGCACGAGAAGTCGGCAACTGCACGAAAACCGACATAGGAAGTGCGCAGGCGAGGGGGGGAGCAGAGCGCGGCGCGCGGGGTCTGGTGCAAGGGGATCGCCGCATCGTTGATCAGGTCATTCGTTCACTATATGTTCCGACTGATGATTCGCCGCAGCACCCCACAGAAACAAATGGACGAACTGGCCTTCCCAGTCAGGGTCAAGCTGGCCATCCCCCCCAACGGGCTCGGCACTGTCCTGCGCGACATCCAGATCTGGCTGTTGGTTGAGGCGGGCCCCGGCCAATACGCCCAACATTCCATTTCCGGCCTGGGCACTCACGCCACCGCGATCTACTTCCGCGACACCGCCATTGCGGAGCGGTTCGTCCGCGCCTTCCCCAATGTTGAATTGGCGGACGGCACGCTCTCCCCAGTCTATAGTTCTCCCTCTCACCGGAGCCGTTGATTCCCGCACACTAATGCTTGGCTGGGCTATACAAGTTCGAACAGTGCAAATAGAAGTCGTACTCAACTTTCAGGATTGTCTTGAGCCATGGACGTTCGACCGGAACTGATAGTGAGAGGCGGCGAAACAAAAACCATTTTGCCACGAACACACCAGCTTTCCCGACTGGTCATTGAGCCCACCGGCACTCTCAATGTTGTCCAGCGGTCAATCTCATGGCTCATTTTACACGTCGAAGGTGATGCCAACATCGCCGGAACGTTGCGCTACCAAGGCATGCGCTACGGCAACGAGACCATCGAAGCCACTGCTCCGGACGGCGCGGCCCTCTCCCATCAATTCAGCGTGATGACCGGCGGCTATGGCGGTCGCGGCGGATCGCTTGCCAGCAATGCCGGAGGCGCGGGGGCACGCGGAGGCCCTGGCTATGGCGGTGGTGGAGGCGGCGGCGGCGGTGCCGCAGTAACCAGCGCAGGCCCTGGCCATCCGGCTCGGGATTTCGTGGGTGGCGACGGTTACTTCGATAATCGCGGCGGTGATGGCGGCAACAGCATGGGCGCATACATAAATGGTGGCCTTGTCTATCTCCGCGTTATGGGCACTCTCAACTTTAACGGCGGCGTTATCGATCTGAGCGGCCTGAAGGGTCCGAACGGTTCCCCTGGCGTTAACGGAAACGGTCGCACCATCGCTGGCGGCGGCGGTGGTGGGGGCGCCCCCGGCGGAGAGGGCGGCGTGTTCCAGTTCCTGGCAAACAATGTAGTCGGCCTGCCTGACTTCAAGCTCGAAGGTGGCCAGGGCGGCGATCTCGGCCCCATGGGCCGCAATGCATTTGGTGGCGGCAATGGTCAGGCGGGCCCTGCAGGACCAACCGGCTATTCGATCGATCTGGGCAAATAGCGATCAGGAATTGACACCCCCGCCCTGCGGTAGCAGCCTGCGGGGCATGTGCAACCTCTACCGGATGAGCAAGTCCAGCACAGAGGTGGCGCGCCTGTTCAGCGCCACGGACGACAGTGCGGGCAGCAATGCGGGAGAATTCGTTTATCCCGGCTATCCCGGCCTGGTCGTGGCCGAAGGGCACCTGCGCACAATGGCATGGGGTTTCCCCCTCTCCCTCAAAGGCAAGCACGGCCAGCCACTCAAGCCCAGGCCAGTCAACAACACCCGCTCCGACAAGCTCGACAGCGGCTTCTGGCGCGCCAGTTTCCAGCACCGCCGCTGCCTGATCCCCATGACAGCCTTTGCCGAAGCCGAAGGGCCTGTGGGCGGCAAGACCCGCACATGGATCACCTTGCCCGACTCGGAGATCTTCTGCTGCGCAGGGATCTGGCGCGACAGTAACGAATGGGGCCCGGTCTATTCGATGGTCATCACCGAACCGTCAGAACAAATGGCCGCCGTCCACAATCGCATGCCAGTCATCCTGCCACCCGATGTGCAGGCGCAATGGCTCAATGGCGATCCGGCCGAGGCAAGGGCACTGTGCGTCCCCTACCTCCGTCCGCTGTCGATCGAACCGACAAATCAACATTGGCTTGGTAGCACAGCGAGCTATTGACCAAAATTTTTCAATTTATTGCAGTAGTAGGCCTTGCTTTTCAAAGGCCGCCCCCCACTTGCAATCTCCATTTCAAAGTATTGAAAAATACAAAGCCCAAAAAAGGAATATAATATATGTCTCTAATTGGATATGGAGATGTCATAAAGACATTAAATGGATATTCAACTTACGCCAGAAGCCATTCTGACGAAAAAGTTATTGTGAAATATAGCGATGAATCTTTAACTGACCATGGGTCAGGCATCATTTGGCATGTAGCTGAAAATAAATTCAGCGACGGACAATTTGAAATCACCAATGGCACAAAAGTAATCACAGTAAACACCGAAGATTGCCAAAAATGGGAAGCTGAGCATAACTAATTCTCACGCAGCCACCGGGGCTGCGCTGTGTTGGTATTCGCTGAACTGCACCACTTCGCGGCCCAGCCATGCGTTGACTTCGGTCAGGCGCAGCATCAGCGGTTCGATCTCGTTGACGAAGAACACATCGTTGGCCGTCCGCACGTCGCCAAAGCCGCCATTGTTCTGCGGGATCACGCCCAGCAGCTGGGGCGGCACGCGGTGGGCGGCCAGCACATCGTCACGCGTCACGTTCTTGATGTTCAGAAATTCGTCCTTGGCGGCGACTTCGCTGATCGGGATGATCTGCACCCCGTCCTTTTTCCCGCCCGGCGCGTGAATGAAGATATTGCGGAAATTGCCCTTGCCCCGCGCGTCGCGCATCGCCTGGCGGATCGTGTCCACATCCTCGTCGCTGACAGTGGTCTCCGAAAAATAGAAGACGAAGCCCGCATGCGCCCCGTTCAGGTAATAGCGGCGGCGGAACAGGGTGGCGTTTTCGTTCAGCAGCAGGCTCTGCATCGCGGCCAGGTATTCCGGCTTGCCATACAGTTCCTGGGACGTGTCATGCTCCACCAGGTGAAACACCCGCCCCGCCTCGTACCGGTGCGGGTCCTGGTACTTTTCGACAAACCAGTATGTGCCGCCCCGCCCGCGCCGGGTGTTGATCGCCAGGCTGTGCTTCAGCTGCGCGGTGCGTCCGGCAATGTTGGGCACGTTTTCCAGATAGGCATTGCCCATCACCAGAAAATCCAGCGCGAATTTGGCAAAATCGTCGCGGCTGAATTGCGGGTGGGGAATGAAATGCTTGACCAGCAGGTTGCGCTTCACGCGGATCGCACTGCCGTGATGGGCCGATGCCTGCAGCATCTTGGAAAGGTGGATCGGCTTGATCGGCGGTTCATACCACCGCCCGTTCCACCAGCATTCGGTATAGCCCAGCAGTTCGCGGCGATCCATCACGCTCACCGCGTCGTCCAGCGCGAACGCCGTCACTTTGCCGTCCAGCTTGCCCGCATCGTCCGCCTGCCTGTCCTGGTCTGTCATCGGTTGATCTCCACACGGGATTTTTGCGCGCCAGCCCCATCGGTGGCGTCCATCGGTTCGCAGAACAGCGCGTGCAGCAGCGCCCAAGCCAAATCGCCATGGCCGGTTTCGGCGCTGCGCCGCGCCACATAAGTCAGTTGGGTCTGGCCCTTGGTCAGTTGGGGGTGGATCGACATCAGCGCGGCGGCCAGATCCTTCCACCCGGCATCGAACTGGATGCGCCGCTTTTCGAAGACGTTCTTCGCCTTCAGAACCATCTGCGTCTTGACCAGCGGCGAATAATCGATCCGCCGCGCCAGCGGGAACCACTTCTTGACCAGCTGATGCACCGCGCTGCCCATGCCGGTGCCGTCAATGGCAATTTCGGTGACGCGGTACTTGCGGGTCAGCTTGCGGATTTCGGCGGCCTGCGCCTCGTAATCCTTGCCCTTCCACTGGAACTTTTCCAGCACGCGGAACTTGCCGCCCGGCCCTGTCGGCGGGGCCACCACAACGCAGCTGGCATTGTCGCCATCCTCGCTTTCGGCGGGATCGTAGCCGATCCACACTTCGCCATCGCCAAACGGGCGCAGCGCATATGGCTGGAAATCGTCCCACACGTCCCAGCTGTCGACCATGCACGGGCGCAACAGCGCCAGCGGGAAGCTGGATTTGCTGTCATCGACGAACTGGCACAGGAACAGGTTTTCAAATTCGTCGACCGCGTATTCCAGGCGCAATTCGTCCAGATCGACCAGGTCGAAACCCAGCGCAATCGCGTCTTCGATCGTGACGGTATGGCGCCAGATCCCGTCCGCGCCCAGCATCCCCGCCGCGATCGCGGCATGCGACGTGTCGATCTGGACGCGGTTTTCCTTGGCCCGGCGCTTGTTGAACCGCTCCCCCGTCCACATCGGATGGGCTTCATGCGCAATCGTGCTGGGGGTGGAAAAATAGGTCTTGTGGTAACGCTTCTGCGTGCTGATCGCGCTGGCGACCTTGTTGATCTGCTCGAACCCGAAAATCCAGAAGCATTCGTCGATATAGACATCGCCGTGATAGCCCTGCGCCGTGCGGTAATTGGTGCCGAGGAAATAGAAAGTGACGGGCTCCAGCGCCTCCCCATCCTCCCCTTCCCGGCTGATCACCATCGGGTCGCCGGTCAGCTGGCGGCCCAGCACCGAAAAGACGAACTCCACGATGTACTGGCGGAATATGTTCGCCTGCGCCCGGCTTGCGGAAATGAAGATCTGGTTGTTGCCGGTTTCGAATGCGCGGATGACCGCTTCACGCGCGAAATAGTATGTCGCACCGATCTGGCGCGATTTCAGCAACATCCGCGTGCGGCGGCTGACGTTTTCCCACCACAGTTCCTGATAGCCGAACAGGCCGCCCAGGAAGGCGTCCTTCAGCTTCAAATATTCCTCATGCGTGATGAGGTTCTTGGGCTTCTTCTTCCGCTCGCCCGCGTTGCGGTTGGCCACCTTTTCGTTCAGGTCGCCTTCGTGGCCGCCCGGTTCCTCGTACCGGCGCACACGGGCCGCACGCTCGATCAGGCGGGCGATGGCATCCATTTCCTTGAAATCGGTGCCGGTCTTCTTCTCTTTGAAGATCAACTGGTTCAGCCGCATTTCGCAACTGTCTTCGATCCGGCGGATCACCGGGTCGTCATCCCATTTGTCGCGGGTCTTCCAGCTGGCGACCGTGTTGGCCGACAGGTTCAGCTCGGCGGCGATTTCCGTCACGCCCCAGCCCCGCCAGTAATAGGCACGCGCCACCCGCCGCGCATCGTAGGGGATGGTCGGCGGCACAGGCGGGCATTGGGAATTGACGGCGGCCATGGCCGTGCGACCATGCGCGCGTGCGCATCGCGCATCCCGCGCGCGGATTTGTGGTGCTGCGCATCACAAATGGCAGGCGTTGCCGAAACGGCCCGATCAGGGGCGAATGGGCCTCACACGCTCACCCGAACCTGACCGCAGGAGCCGCCACTCATGGCAAAGACCAAGTTCTTCCGCGTTGCCGTCGAAGGCGACACTGTCGATGGCCGCAAGATCGAACGCGCCCATATCGAACAGATGGCCGCAACCTATGATCGTGTGACCTACACCGCGCGCATCAATTGCGAGCATTTGCGCGGCTATTCGCCCGCACCGCCCTTCAATGCCTATGGCTCGATCGACGCTGTGAAGGCAGAGGACGTCACGCTCAAGATCGGCGGCAAGGAACAACGCCGCCTCGCCCTTTACGCCAGTTTCGACGTGAACGATCAGGCCCGCGATCTGACCAAGGCCGATCAGAAGGTGTTTTCCAGCGTCGAGATCAATCCCAATTTTGCCGGGACCGGCAAGGCATACCTGGTCGGCATCGCGTTGACTGACAGCCCGGCCAGCCTCGGCACCGAAATCCTGAAATTCAGCACCCGCGACGATGCGCGCAAGGATAACCTGATTGCCATTTCCGATGCGTTCAGCGTCGAATTCGAAGATCAGGGCCCTGCCGACAGCGAAGTGACCGGCGCATTTTCCGCCATGCGCAAGTTCTTCGAAGGCTTCGCCGCTCCGGCAAAACAGGAACAGACCGCACCGGCCCAGCCTGTCACCCCGCCTGCCGCCGATCCGGCGCAGCCAGATCTGGCCGCCTTCGCCGCGACCATGGCCGAAGGGATGGACAGACTGGCCACTGCCTTCACTGCCGCCAATGCCCGGACGGAAGCCCGCGTGGGCAAACTGGCCGAAGATTTCGCCACGCTGAAGGGCGATATCGAAAAGACCACGCCCGGCACCTACCGCGCCCGCCCCACCGGCACCGGCGGCGGCGACCGCATCCGCGCGACTTACTGACCACCCTACCAGACCTGCCGCCGCTCGCCCCATTGACCGGAGCTCAAAATGCGTAACGAAACCCGCGAACTCTTTCACGACTATCTCGGCCAGGTGGCCGAACTGAACGGGGTACAGTCGGCCACCGAACAGTTCACTGTCGATCCGTCCATTCAACAGGTCCTGATCGATCTGAAACAGGAAGACCCCTCCAGCTTCCTTGGCCGGATCAATGTCCGCTCCGTCCCTGAAATGCTGGGCGAAACGCTCGGCATGGATATCGGCCAGCCCATCGCGAGCCGCACGGACACGTCCGGTGAAGCCGAACGCAAGACCACCGATCCCAGCACGCTGTCCGCCCATGGCTTCCAGCTGTTCCAGACCGATTACGACACCCACCTGACTTACGGAAAACTGGACCAGTGGGCGAAGTTCAAGGATTTCGAACAGCGTATCCAGCGCCTGCTGGTATCGTCGCAACGCCGCGCCCATGTGATGATCGGCTTCAACGGCACGTCCGCCGCCGCCACCACCAACCGCGTCGCCAATCCGAAGCTGCAGGATGTCAACAAGGGCTGGCTGCAGAAACTGCGGGAGGATCGCCCCGCCCAGGTCATGACCGAAAGCACCGCGGCCAGCGGCAAGGTCACTTATGGCCCCGGCGGCGATTACGCCACGCTGGATGCGCTGGTGTGGGATGCGATCAACGAATTGCTGCCCGTGTGGGCGCAGGACGATACGCAGTTGACCGCATTCGTTTCGCGCGATCTGCTGAAGGACAAGTATTTCCCGCTGATCAACGAAGATCGCGATCCGACCGAACAGCTGGCGCGCGACACGATCATGGCGACCAAGCGCCTGGGCGGGCTTCCGGCGGAACGGCCCTATGCCTTCCCCACCGGCACGATCTTCATTTCCAGCCACGAAAACCTGTCGATCTACGAACAGGAGGGCAAACGCCGCCGCACCGTGATCGACAACCCGAAAAAGAATCGGGTGGAGAACTTCGAATCCTCCAACGATGCCTATCCGATCGAGGATTACGATTTCGCCTGCCTGATCGAAAACGTCGAATACGCCGAATAACCGCCGCCCCGCCGGGGGAGGGGTTCGCCTCTCCCCCCACCCATCCGCTCCATCAGGACCAACGCCATGCGCCAGAGCCCCGCCGCCCGTTTCAAGCAAGCCACTCTCGCCCGGATTGCCATCGAATCCGCCAGTTCCGCCGGGATTGCCCCGGAACGGCCCGATACCGGCGCGGAAGCGACCGAATACGAATTGCTGCTGGCCGCGCTGGGCGAGGACATGCGGCGGCTGAAGGATATCCAGTCCACCGAAGGCAAGATCGCCGCCAAGCGCGAGATGATCGACCGTTTCAGCCCGCACGTGGATGCCACGCTGGCCGCCGCGATCGACAGCGGCAGGGCGGTGCAGGATGAAGTGCTGGTCAACATGATGATCTGGCGGTTCGACATCGCGGATTACGATCGCGCGCTCGACATTGCCGAACACGTCCTGCGGTTCGGCCTGCGCCTGCCCGAACGGTTTCAGCGCACGCCCGCCACGCTGATTGCGGAGGAAGCGGCAGAGGCCGGGCTGACCGCCGCGAAGATGGACCGGGATTTCCCGCTGGCGGTGCTGCAACGCGCCGACCAGCTGACCGCCACCAGCGACATGCCCGATATCGTGCGGGCCAAACTGGCCAAGGCGCAGGGCCAGCAATTGCAGCGCGCCGCCGCCGTGGCCGATGATGATCCCGAAACCACGCCCGCAGGCGCGGCCCATGCATCGCGCAAGGCGGCGCTGGTGCAATTTCGCCGCGCGATCGAACTGGAACCGAAAATCGGCGTGGTGAAGGAAATCGAACGGCTGACCGCATGGCTGAACAAACACGCCCCGCCCGATCCCGCCACGCAGGACGAACAGCCACCCCAATAACCAGCTCGCGCCCCGGCGCCGGGGGGCGGAACGGGATCGGGGCCGGGCCTTTGCCTTTCCCCCATGATCCCGGTCCCCACCCCCCGTTCCGTTTCATCAACCAGATCCAGCCCGCAACCGCCACAGCGAAAGGATGAAACAATGACCGGCTTCGTTTCCTCCCCCGCCGCTCCGGCCACGCCGCCCGGCGCGGTGCTGGCCTGCGGGCCGTTCTGGCCGGACATCGATCTCAATCACTTTCGCGATTCCCAGCGCATCGGCGGCACGCTGATCCCTGACAATCGCATCAGGGATGCCCTGCTGGGCGCTGTCATGACCGTGGAAACCGATCTCGGCCCGTGGCGCGCGTCACAGGAAGGGGCCGGCCACGCCAGCCTTGCCGCTGTGCCCGGCGCCCAGATCGGCACCGAACGGCGACTGGTCCTGCTCTGGCAGCGGGCCGTTTACGGCAATGCCACGGCCGACCTGATCGAAACCCACCGCGATGTCTCCGCCACCGGCCAGGGCCAGTCCGCCAGCGGCGATTTCGATCAGCGGGCCGACGATCACCGCCGCAATGCCATGCACGCCATCCGGGCCATTCTGGGCAAGGGGCGCACGGCGGTGGAACTGATCTGATGACCGCGACTTACCCCGCCAGTGCCCTGCAGGATGAAACGCTGGATGCCTTGTGCTGGCGCGTGCTGGGGCAAACGGAAAAGGTCGTCGAACAGGCATTGGAACTGAACCCCGGCCTGGCCGATCAAGGCGCGTTCCTGCGCGAAGGGCAACAGGTGCTCTTGCCTGCGGTCACGCGCCCGCAAGTGCCGGTGCGCGATCTGATCCAGCTGTGGGATTGAGCCGATGAACAAGCCCGATTCCCTTCGCCAGTTCCTGACCGCCGCCCTGCCCGAACTGGCGCGCGATCCCGATGCGCTGACGATTTACGTTACCCAGGGCACACTGGCCCATCGCCACGGCAAAAATCTCGGCTTCGAAATCCGCTATACCCTGCACCTGACATTGCTGGACTATCGTGGCGAACCGGAACAGGTGTTTCTCCCCGTGCTGCTGTGGCTGCGCGCCAACCAGGCGGAGCTGATCCTCAATCACGATACCGGGGTTTCGGCCATCGCGTTCGATGTCGATCTGCTGGACAATCAGGCGGTCGATGTCGAAATGCGCCTGCCCCTGACAGAGGCAGTGGACGTCCTGCGCCAGCCAGACGGCAGCCACGCGATGACCGTGCGTGACGAACCGCCAATCGGGGAAGTCACCTTCGATCCCCTGACCTTGCTGCGCCAGATCTGGGCACCGGGCGGCGACGCGGCGGAATACCTGGTCGGCCATCCGGACCCATAGCCGTGGCGACTGTCGAACAGGGCGACCTGGCCGAACTGGAACGGTTCGTCGGCGGAATGCTCAAATCGCTGGAACCGCCTGCCCGGCGCAGTCTGTTCCGCCGCGTCGCCACCACCATGCGCCGCCAGAACCGCGACCGTATCCGCGCGCAGAAGAATCCGGACAGCACCCGCTTCGCCCCACGCAAGGCCCCGCCCGAACCGGTCATGGGCAATTTCGCTGTCAAATTCCTCTACCCCGCCGGGGGCAGCGGCCCGCCCCGCCTGGTCATGATGAAAAGCTGGGAGAAACAGGGCCCGGTCTTCACCGGCTACGATATCGAGGCAGGCGGCATCCGCACGTTCGAATATGACAGAGTGATCAAATGGCTGCGCGTCGATCCGGCGGACCAGAACAAGGGCGCGGGCCGCATCCGCAACCGCCGCACTGTCAAGCAGCGGGCGATGTTCCGCAAGATCGGCCGCGCGATGCAGGCCGGGCAGTCAGACCACGACGCATGGATCGGCTTTGCCGGAATGGTCGCCTCGGTCGCCACTGTTCACCAGCTCGGCCTACGCGACAAACCCGCCCGCCACGCCCGCGAAGTCCGCTACGCCCGCCGCGAACTGCTCGGCATGACAGCGGCGGAACGGGAAGACCTGCTCGATGCGGTGATTGCGCATTTGGTGGTGGGGTGAAGGATCCGCCAGATCTAAATACCAAGTGATACCCATCAATAAAATTTACAAATTTAGATCTACATCACCAACTTTATCATATTTTTCAAAAAGTGAAACAGCCTCGTGAGACCATTTTCTCGTTATACTTGTATCTTTGGTTCCAGTTTTTATTTTACAGTGATACCGGTTATCCGTAGATCTCAAATCAATTCCTTTGCTATCTTTTATCTCATTAATAATCTTGTTAACAGCTTGCCAATTTGGGAGCCCCACTCGCTTGGCAACTTGACTGAGTGTAAATGGGTGGGATTGATTTGCATTTTCGACCGCAGTGATTCCAAGGAGTTTTGGCAATTCATCGCCGTCAGCTGCAACGCGCTCCAGAACATCATAGTCCACAGCAACACTACCCGAAGGTATATCATGGCGAATCAAACGCATAGTTCGAGCCGCCAATGCGCGAACCAACTTCGGATTAATTGACGTTAGTGCTGATTGACTCTTCAAGGCTTTGAAAACCCATAGGAGGTCGTTCGTATGAATTGCCTGAGTGCGAAATTCTTGACCGTCGACATCAAACACTGCCTGCTCAGGTGGTTGCGTCGCAATAGGATCCTGATGCCAAATCACTTGAAAAACGTTGTCAATTAGACCCGTTTCATCAGCGACTAGCTCACCGATGTCGCGAAGAATTGCCTTAACATTGTCATCACCCAAGCCGTACCCAAGTATAAAAACCGGATGCTCCGCAAAATAGGTCAACAACTTTGCAGATACATACTTTTTCTTATCACGCCACTCCTCGTAATCTTTATCTGTAAGTACCAGAGAGCTTGGGTCAGAGACATCCCCATGGATATGGAAAATTTCACCAAAACTATTAGTATTATACCGTATAATTGTTTGGCCGGTAATTGGCTCATACCCATCAAGGACTTTTTCCAAGAACTGATCGTAATTCGTTGTGATCACCGCATGCGGCTTGATCTCTGCGAGAGCAGAAACTTCTTCCTGCAAAGGTGATTCCAGTGGACCTGCCTCGGATAATAAATTGGTCAAATGTTGGCAGACCATGTACTTTAAAAAAGTATCCTTTCCAGCGCCATTAGTAAACATTTCAGACGGGAATTTATTCCTCCCATCTCTCCAGGCCCATTCAAATACAGTGTCCGCTAGTGCAGTGCCGATCGCGACGGGATCATCGCCGTACTTCTGACGATTGTACTCGTATCCTTCAATGCCTTCGGGAGTTTTCTCAAACATGGCTCTTAAAAGATTGTGCCAAGTCGGTGCACCGAAGTAACGCATTGCGATTCCACTGCCAACGAATAGAATGGGTTGGCACTCAAATCTTAACAGAGTGTCGCGGATCGCAACATCCGCTTTTAGCTTGTAACTTTCTTCCGCCGCCATTTTTGCCCCCCCAAGACAGTTTGCGCTGCCAACATAGCTAGGCGGTATATCTCTAAGCAATACCCGAGACCATCTTGTATTGATCAGCAATCACAACGCGAAGATAGTAAATTCAATTTCATACTGCTGGAAAATCTGATGTTTTCTCAGTCACTTACAATCTGGCAATAGGCAAGGTATGCGGGGATTCCCAGAATGATATTTCTGAACGAAGTTGAGGCGTTGGCCAAAATTCAGGCCATGTTGGTTGCCACGAAAAAAGCGCGACTCTCCGTCGCCTTTTGGGGTGATGGCGCAGTCGAGTTGCTAGGTTTGGATAGACCTGATCTCGATTTGAAAATTGTGTGCAATCTGGATTCAGGTGCCTGCAACCCTGCGGAATTGCGAAAACTCCTCGCTGTCGTCGGCCAAGGAAATTTGCTCTCAAACCCAAGGCTCCACGCAAAAGTTTATTGGACTCCCGAGAAGGCGTGCATCGGCTCATCCAACGCCTCAACCAATGGTCTGGCCGTGGAAGGGACTAATCTCACTGGATGGTCAGAGGCAAACATTCAGGTTTCGGACCGCAACCTGATCAAGGAAATTGAAGATTGGTTCGACAATCAGGCAAGTCCCGAAAACGCGTACGAGATTGATGAAGCTGCCATCAAACGTGCCGAGGTAGTTTGGCGACGGCGATCACGCTCGGCACCGCCAGGTGTTCCATTGAACCGGAATTTGCTTTCTGCCTTTCGTGCTGCGCCAAACCATCCCGCCTGGAATTCAGTTCGCGTACTGCTGTGGAGTGATGACATTGATGAGGATGGGAGAAACGAAGAAGAGCAGGCAAAGAACGCTGGGTGGGTGCCAAGGGATTATGACTGCTACCAAGGGTGGGGCAATGCCTTTCGCAGTGGCGAATATCTGATTGAATTTGATCTCTCTTCAGACAAAGCGAAATACACCTCAATATATCAGGTACCTTCTCCAATGCTTGCGAGCGAGACGCTCTGCTTCGTGCGACACATTGGCAACAGCATTTTTCTACCGGCATTTGGAAAATTGAGATTCGGAAAACAGGATCAAGCAGAAATCGCAACAATTGCTCGCGACCTCTTGTCCAATGATCGTAACAAAATCTTTGATTTACAGACCATTGTATCGCAAATCGATGTAGCAGCCAAGAAAGCGGCTCCAAGCATTGCGGACCCGAAAGCATTTGAAGCCGAGCTACGCAGAACTGCAATGGAAGCTCAGAAGCTTGGTTACAATCCCACAGGCTTCTTTGAACTCATAAACCGTTTGGGAGCGGTAGCCGCTGCGCGCAAACTCCTGCAAACGAACGCGCCATCAAATGGCTTCGTTAGGTTGTGGGAGATGAAACGGACGGATTTGACAGTGGAGCACATCGCACTTGAAGAGCCGTGGAGTTCGCTATTTGACGAAAATGAGCTGAGAGAAGCTCGTCGCCGCCTTGGACGCGAATTGAGATAACTCCCCATTCAAATTCAAAACACCCCCAAGACCTTCCCCCGCGCCTTCTGCACCGCTTCACGGTCCCGCGCTTCGCAGCGTTCAATCACGCCAGTCGCGGCGCGATAGCGGTCATTGGCCTTGTCCAGTTGCCCGGTCTGCGCATCGCCAAAGGTGATCCACTCCCCCACAGTGTCGGTTTCAGGGATCGGCGCGCCCGCTACGCCCGCTTTCCATTCCGGGGGCAGGAGTGAACTGCAGGCACTCTGCCCGGCCACGATAGGCGGCCCGTTTACACAGGCCGATGCGGCCAGCAGCGGCAACAGCGGAAGGAACCGGCGCAGCCGCGCCTTCGGCAGAGCGTATCGCATGATCGTTTTCCCTGGTTAGCGTATCCACGGCCTGTTCCGCCGCGCCCTGGGCACCCATTGTCGCCACGGCATCCTGACCGCTGGCCAGTGCGGCATCGGCCCGGTTGCGGGCCAGCTTTGCCTCTGCCTGCGCCCGTTTGCCGCCAGTCACGGCAGACAGGGCCCAACCGGCCACCACGGCCAGCAGCACGGCCCAGATCGCCACCCACCATCCATTCGCCAGGCGCAAGGTTGTGGTTCCCAGCCATTTGCAGAGCATTTGCTGTCCTTTCCCGTTCAGGCCGCGCATTTCGCGCGATCGACATTGCCGATCCGCTGTCTGATCCAGCCCCGGTGGAACACGCGCAGCGCGGGGTTCACGCGCACGAGGCGGTTATATTCGGCCCGCTGCCGGGCATCGAGCCGGTCCAGTATCGCCACGCACAGTTGCGGCCCCCTGGCACTGCGGCACCGGGCATAGGCATTGCGGGTGTTCGGCCCGACTTTGCCATCCACCGTCAGGCGCGTTCCGCACAGTTCGTTGATCGATTGCTGAAACCACTTGCCGGGGCGCGGCGGGCCCATGTTCACGGCAGTGTCGATCAGTTCTTCCGCCACTGCCGGTTCGATTGCGATCAACGGCCAGTATCCCGGCTGTTTCATGTAGCGATCGATATAGACTTCATCGGCGCAGACTTTGGCCGTGCCGCTGCAATGCATCGGGAAATGGCGCATATCGCCGCCATATCCGGCGGCACGCGCCACCTGTTCAGTCACGCCGTAACGGGTCGGGCCGCCGGGATCGTTCCGGTGGTTCACGTAATCGCCTTCATGCGCATAGATCCCGGCCAGAATGGCCGCGACCGCGCCCAGCGCCGCGCCTGCCAGTTTGCCCCGGCTCATTCCGCGCCCCCGCCCGGACGCTGCAACAGGCGCTGCACGGTCGGCGTTTCGTAAATGCGGATCGCGGTCCAGACCACGGTCAGCAAGGCCGCGATCGAGGGGAGCCACTGGACAATCGCGCCCAGCATGGTGCCAATGGAAAGCGCATCGATCGTGTGCTTTGCGCCATCGGACATTTGTCTGATCGGTTCGCTCATCGCGGCATCGGTCCTTCAGGTCGGCTGTCCCGCCCACCTTCGAAAACTGGCCGCCATGCGCCACCGCGCGCATTTGTGGTGCGCGGCATCACAAAACCCGCCGCTCGTCCGTCCACGCGCGGGCTGGCAACCCTGTCGCCATGTCCACCGCCCCCATCGACCTGTCGCGCCTGCCGCCGCCAGAGGTACTGGAACCGCTCGATTTCGAAGCGATAGTGGCGGCCACGCTGGCCGATCTCGAACAACGCTGGGCCGGGTACACTGCCCTGCTGGAATCGGACCCTGCCGTGAAACTGGCGGAAGCTGCCGCATTCCGCGAACTGCTGACCCGCGCGCGCATCAACGATGCCGCCCGCTCCGTCATGCTGGCCTTTGCCGTGGGCGCAACGCTGGATCACATCGGCGCGCGGCTCGATGTCGCACGCCGGGTCATTACCCCGGCAACCGATCAGGCCCCCGCCGTGATGGAAGGGGATGAAGAATTTCGCGCCCGCATCCAGATTGCGCCGGAAATGCTGCCCCATGCCGGTGTGACTGCCGCCGGGTATCGCGCCCGCGCCCTGGCCGCCGCGCCGGAAGTAAAGGACGTGGCCGCCCTGCGCCGTGGGCAGGGGCGCGTCGATGTCATCCTGCTGGGCCGCACTTACGATGGGCTGGTCGGCCCCGGCACAGTCGCGCTGGTTGCTGCCGCGCTCGACCGTGAAGACACTGTCCAGTTGACCGATGTCGTCACCGTGCGCGCCGCCACGATCGTTCCGTTCGATCTGACCGTGCATTTACAGATCGGCCGGGGCCCCGCCCCCGCTGCCGTCATCAGTGAGGCGCGCAAGGCCGTGCTGGCCTATGCCGCGCAACGCCACGCCATTGGCCGCAAGGTCTTTGTCCGTGGGCTGGAAGCCGCCGCCAAAGTGGGCGATGTCGAACAGGCGATTGCCGACATTGGCGATATCGATCCGGGCGATTCCGGCGCGGCCTGGCTCCATTCGCTGACTATCACGCACGAGGTGCTGTGATGGCCGAAGCCGCCAGCCTGCTGCCCCCCAACACCACGCCGTTCGAACGCGCGCTGGAACAGGCGCTTGCCGCGCGGCAGGGCCTGCCGGCCGATCTGGTCGGCGCGGTGCTGGATGCGGATCGCTGCCCCGCCCGCCTGCTCGATTTTCTGGCGTGGGACCTCTCGGTTGACTTGTGGCAGGACGACTGGCCCGAACTGAAAAAGCGCCACGTGCTGCGCAATGCCTGGCAGCTGCATCGCATCAAGACGACGCTGGCCGGGATCAAGGCCCACGTGGCCTTGGTCGATGCGCAAGTCGTCAAAGTCACGCGCCCGCCCGCACGCGGGTTCCTGCGCGGGGCGATGACGGAACAGCAACGGATCGACTGGCTGAACAGCCTGCCGCAAGTGCGGATCTATCCGTTTATCCAACGCGGCACAGCGCGCCCGCGCCATGGGTTCTATTCCGGCCCGGCGGGTTTGCGCTTCCACGCCACCGGCGCGGCCCGCCCGTTCCTGCTCGCCAGCAACGGCCCGCGCCTGACCGGCCGCTGCGCCACCTGGTTCGACCGGGGACAGGAAGTGCCCGTCACGCTGGCCGATCCGTTAGGCGGCCTCGCCGAACGGATCTTCATCGGCCGCACCGGCGCGCGGCGCGCATTCCACGGCAGCGGGTTTTACGGGCGGGGATACCTCACTGCCAGCACGGCGGAACAACGCGTCGTCACTGTGCGCCCTGCGGCGGAAGACACGGGGGAAATCTTCGCGGTGCCCAGCGGCACGCGCACGGTCGATGTCCGGCCCCAGCGGATCGCCCGGCAACGCATCGCGCCCCGCGCGCGCAGCTTCTTTCATCGCAATGCGCTGGGCCGCAGGCAGGGCTTCCTCTGTGCCAGCCACGCCCCCTACCTGATCTATGACCGCTATTGCCTGGTCGACCGCGAGCGGATGGGCACGCGCCAGCGGGCCTTGTCGTGGCACAGCCATGGCCGGTTCGGCATTGCCCCGTTCACGGCGGAACTGCGCATTGCGATCCCGATGCACCGCCCCCGCGCCCGGTCGGGCCGCTGGCACGGCAACGGCTTTCGCCGCTCCGCCAGCATGGCCCCGCTCGCCCGCGCGATCGAGGCGGTGCGCGTGTCCAAGGCGCACCGCGACACGATCTACATCGACACCACAACCATGATCCGCGCGCAGTTCGGCTCCGGCCTGCGCTTCGGGGACTTCACATTCGGTGAAATCAGAAAGGCTGCATGATGGAACGCAAGGTCATCTTCCGCGAAGGGATGGACAACGATCCCGCCGATCACACGAACCTGCAGGACTTCGCGCAGGAATCGCTCGATCACATCGTGGGTGACGGGATCACTGCCGGGCGCAAATACGCGGGCTTTGCCGCCGCGATGTCCAGCGCCACTGAAATCACGGTACAACCAGGCCGCCTGTTTTCCGGCGGCAAGGTCTATAACCGCGCCGCCATTTTCACGAAGGATTTCACCAATTCGCTGCCGGTGGTCGGGCGCAAGATCGTCAGCCTGGTGGTCTGGGGGCAGGATGTCGATGCCGACACTCGCCCGCGCGAATTCCTGATCAACGAGGAAACCGGGGCCAGCGAACCGCAACAGGTGGCGATGGAACGCGCCCGCGTCGCCAGTATCGACACGATCGCCGGGGAGGAAAGCGCCGATCCCGTCGCGCCGATTGTCGGCGCGGGCTATCTGGAAGCGGCGCGGATCGAGCTGACCCCGGCAGGCATTGCCAGTGTGACGATGATTGCTGACAATGCCCTGGTCAGCAGCCAGGCGCTCGACAACCGCATGGTCGCGATGGAGGCGTTCAAGGCCCGCACCGGGCCGCAGGTGCAAAGCCTGGCCGCCGATCTCGCCGCGCTGACCAGGGGGCAGGCAGGCGTCGTCTCGCTCGACATGTATGGCCGCACGCTGGCTCGCATGGCCGTGGTCGAGGCGAAACTGGACATCCCGCAGGAATCGATCGATTCCGCCGCCGACTTCTTCCTCGACAGTTCCGCTTCGGACTTCGCCTTTGCCGGTTCCAATGTGAAAGTGGAGGAAGGGCTGCGGTTTGCCGACGATGCCGCCGATATCGTCAGCCTGCAGATCTTCGACGCGCTCAACCCGCGTGCCAGGATCGTCAACGGCGTGATGTTCCCCGCCTATCAGGAGGCGGAGCGGCTGCGCGTCGGCCCGGTCTCGGGCGAAATCGCGGTCAGCACGTACAGCTATGCCGTGCATGAAATGGTCCAGAAGACCATGTCGCGCACCCGCGTGCGCTATGGCCGCTGCCGCATGGTCAGTTCGTCGATCGCGTGGCTGAAAAGCGGGCTCTACGATGCCGCCACGCTCGCGTTCCGCCGCAATGACGAGGAATGGTCCGTCCTGCCCGCCAACTGGCACCGGGCGCAGGAACGGCACCTGTTCAAGCGCCTCGGCGGGTTCTGGATCGACACGTACGAGGAACCCTATTGGGAGGAAGTCACTACCGAATTGGCAGTGAACGGCACCCAGATTGCCGAAACCTTCCTCAACGCGAACGACATGTGGCTCTCGTCCATCGGCCTGACCTTCACCGCGCTGGCCGATGCGGGCGCGGTCACGGTTGCCCTGTGTGAAACCGATCGCGGCCTGCCGCTGCTGGACAAGGTCATTGCCCGCACCACGCTGGATCATGCCGATCTGGAAGTCGGGGAAGTCCGCGTGCCGATGGGCCCGGTGTTCCTGACCGGTGGCAACCGTTACGCGATTGTCGTGATGACGGCGGCGGATCACCGGCTCGGTACTGTCCAGGGCTCCGCCTTTCCCGAAGGGACGTTCTTCTACGTGCTGGACGGGGCCTATCAGCAGGGCGATGCCACGCGCGATCTCGCTTTCACGCTCTATGCCTGCCAGTTCAGCGCCGCGCGCACTGTGGTGGAACTGAACCCGCTGTCGCTGGCGGGCGGCATTGCCGATATCGACATCCTTGCCCCGGCGATCGTTCCCGGCGCGACGCAGCTCGATTACGAAATCCAGATCGGCGGCACCTGGTATCCGCTGGCCGCTGCGGCGGACCTGCCGCTGGGCGCGGGCGGTGCCCTGCCCCCGCTGCTCGCCTTCCGCGCGGTGTTCACCGGCACGCCGGACGTGATGCCCGCCGTCTCGCTCACCGGATCGCAAGTGATCCTTTCGCGCGGGAAAACCGCCCTGACGCATATCTCCGACATTCGCACGCTGCCTGCCGGGTCAAACACCATCCGCGTCACCATGCGGCTAGAGGACTTCGACGATGACGATCACGACTTCGCCTGCCAGCTGCTGACCGGCGCGGGTTACGCCACTGTCGAAAATGCCGATGCGGTCATCGATACCGTGGCCGATGGCGGCGCGGTGGAACGGACTTTCGTGTTCGACCTGGCCGCGCCGGTCGCCAGTTATCGCATCCGCTCCACCGGATCGCTCGCCAGCGCGCTGGCCCCGTTCCACGCCGCCCTGCGCAAGGACTTTGCGCTTTGAGGAGTATCCCGTCGATGACAACCAAATCCCGCACCCGCGCCAAGGCTGATGCCGATACCAAGGCCGATGCCGATTTCTACCGGGTGGAGCTGTCGGGCCGGTTCCCCCGGCGCGGCATGACCTACCTGCCCGGCCGTCCGCTTCGCGTCAGCGCGGCGATCTATCGGGACATGACCGAAGCCGGGGTGGTGGCGCATGCCCGGCCTGACTGACACCGGCAGCACGCTTCCTGCCGAAATCGACTTCGACGCGGATCGCGATGCCACGCCCGCGCGGATGAACCGGGCAATGAAGTGGCTCTATGCCCAGCTGCGCATCGCGCAGGCATCGGCCAAATCGTATGAAGTCGTGATCGAGGAGCTGCGCGCGCTCGGCCTGTCGCGCGTGGCGGAGGCCCTGACCCCGGTCTTCCTCCAGGCGCAACAGATCGGGGACCAGCTTGCCGCGATCCGCGATCAGTGGACCGATGCGGACCTGATCCTTGCCAACCACTACACCCGCGCCGAAGCCGATGCCGCATTCGCCGCCATCGATCACGGTCACGCCGTGGCCGATGTCGAGGGGCTGGAAGCGATCCTGACTGCCACGGCCACCACGCTGGGGCAAAAGGCCGATGCCGCCGCGCTGGCTGCATTCCTTGCCAGGGCAGGCGGCACGATGGCCGGGCAGCTCGGCCTCGCCGCCGGTCTCGGCCTGCTGTTCGATCTTGGCACCGACCCGGCGGACAAGGCCAACGGCCAGCTGTGGGGCCATGTGACGCAAGGCATGCGCTACCAGTTCAGCAACACCACCTATAACGTGGTGCTGGACAGCCGCCCGCAAACGCTCAGCCAGAAGACGCTGGCCAACCCGTTGCTGGAAGGTTCGCCGGTCGAAGACAGCGACTTCCTCATCACCGACAATGCCAGCGTCACGCTCGATCCGGTCAACGGCTCGACTCAGACATGGGTGCTCGGAGCGAACCGCACGCCCAATCTTGCGCTGATTACGCCGGGCAAGTTCATCCGCCTCGCAGTCGACGATGGCGCGGGCTACGCAATCGATCTCAGCGCCGCGACCTTGCGCAACAACGGCGGGGACGAACCGGCGCTGAAACCGGCGGGCTTCACCTGGTTCCTGATCGAGAATGTGCGTGGCACTCTGTACCGCGACTTGCTCGGGGATGGCGGATGATCCTGCCAGCGCATCGCTTGCTGGCGGCCGGGCGTACCGGGCTTGAAGTGGCCTCCTTTTCCATCGGCCCGGAGTCCGGAAGCAATACGATCACGGTCGACAAGCCGGACGGAACCGAGGCAGGCGACTTGCTGGTTGCTCTGATGCACCAGAACGGTGCCACCAACCGGACATGGAGCGGCGATTCTGGATGGGCGGAGCGCGCCGACCCGGGCACTGTCCCCTCCATCCGGATCGCGACCAAAATTGCCGGTGCTTCCGAACCGGGCAGCTACACTTTCACGACCAACATCAACTGCAGCAAGCGCGCGGTTATCCTGCGCATTCCGGGCGCGGCTTGGGACACCATCGGCGCGATCACGACGTACACCGGCTCGGCCAACATCACCGCCGCCTCGATTGTGGCGGCAGGCGGGCTGCTGTTCCAGGCCGCGGTGAACAACTCATCGCGGGATTATGTCTCGCTCAGCGGCATGGACCTGTTTCTCAGCGCCTATGACGGAGGAACCTATCTCTTTGCCAACGAGGTGGGTGAAGGCGCAACCGGCGGCAAAACCCTGTCAACCGCTGGCGTGACCGTTGCCAGCCAGACAGTCCTGTTTTCAGTCAAAGAGGCATAAGCATGACCTACTCACTCATCCATGATGGGGCCGCCATCCGTTATCCCTACACGCTGGCCATGCTGCGCCGCGACAACCCGGGCAGCAACTTTCCCGATGACTTCGACCTTGCCGACGCAGGCGATTATGGCGTCGTCCCGGTCGAAGACAGCGCGCAGCCGGAACTGGCGGCAGGCCAGACGCTCGACGAAGCACTGCCGGTCGAAGCGAACGGCCAATGGCTCCGCAACTGGATCGTGCATGACTGGCTGGACATCACTCCCGATGGCCTGTTCGCCCGCGTGGCGGAAAATGGCGATATCGTCTGCCCATATACCGCCCGAGACGTGCGCCGCGATTTCGGGGTGACCGCGCGCAAGGGCGGAACCATCCGGCAAATGGACGGCCAGTGGGGCGTGGTGCCGGTGACTGTGGAGCCAGAACCCGCCATCACCCCCGAACAGGCACTGGAACCGTATTTTGAGGCAGGCAACGGCGTGGTGCTGCAACGCTGGACTGTCACCACCCGCACGGCGCAGGAGCTGGAACAGGCCAGAGCCCTCAAACACGCCGCGCTGAAGGACCGCTACACCGAACGTCTGCTGCAAGGCTGGACGCACGATTTCGGCGCGGCAGGCACGCACACGCTCGACCTGCGGCCCGGCACCGATGACAAGGCCAACTGGACTCTGCTGCTGCTGAAAACGCGCGACATGATTGCCGCTGGCGCTGGCAACGGCATTGTCCAGATCCGCACGTCCGCCAACCTGTCAATCGACCTCACCGCCACTGACGCCGCCGACGCGATGGAAGCCTTCCTCGCCTGGGGCGATGCCCTGTTCGATCACAAATGGGACCGGGATGATGCCATCCAGTCCGCCGCCACTTTCGCCGCGCTCTATGCCGTCGACATCGTAAGAGGGTGGCCGTGATTCGCATGGCCAGAGGTGGTGCGCAAAAAAGAACTTGTTTGCTTTGTTACCAAAGCAAGACAAGCTGCTGACAATCACTGCCAAGGGGTACCGGCAAAGGTCCCTGGGCAAGCTTTTGGATCACACTTCATGACATTACCAGGATCGCAGACCCCACAGGGTATCAACCGCATTCAGGAGAATCTGCTTGCCCGGCTCGAAAGGCGGCTACTCAACTGGATCTGCAGTCATCTTCCCGCCCGCATTACACCTGACATGCTCACATTTGGCGGCATGGTCGGTGCCTTCATGATCTTTGGCGGATATGTATTGAGCAATCTTGGGGAGGACTGGCTATGGCTGGCTATAGCTGGATACGCGGTTCATTGGTTCGGGGACAGCACCGATGGCAGCCTGGCGCGCTTCCGCAAGATTGAACGGCCCCGCTATGGTTACTTCCTCGACCATAGCTGCGATGGACTTGCGACCACCATGGTGGTCGCGGGGATTGGCCTCAGCCCCTATGTCACGCTCGAAGTCGCATTGGTGGCACTGACGGGTTATCTGCTTCTGTCAATTCATGCCTTCCTCTCAGTGCGGGTGCTGGGGGAATTGAAACTGTCATATCTCAATGCCGGGCCAACCGAACTTCGCCTGATGCTGGTCAGCCTGACGCTGGCAATGATGGCCTTTGGCACAGGGCCGGGCTGGTTCGGGGTGATTTCCGGTTTCGATCTCTTTGTCGGTTCGGTTGGGGCAATCCTTATCGCGCTTTTCGTATTGCAGACCGCTGCAACTTCGAGACGACTGGCACTTGCCGAGCCCTCACGAAATAAAGAGTGGCTCAAATCTGCCGAAATATCCTGACGTTAAAAAAGCCAGAGGGGCGCTGATCTGGAATCCGATAGACGGCGCCACTGGTTCAGGCTTATTTTTTAGAAGCTCGGCCAATCTAGGATGGTGAGCATTTCTGGGAAACACCAATGAAGAAGACTGTACTGTTTCTTATGGGCGCATCTGCCTCACTCGCTCTGGCCGCATGCCAGCAGAAGGCAGAAGAGGCAGCACCGGCTTCCTTCTGAACAAAACGGAACGGCATGTTATGGCCGCTCAGCCGTCCGCGCGATTGCGATCAGGATTTTCACTTGATGAGCAATCGTCCTCATCGTGATCGCGAGACCGCTCAATCGAGGATAGTTCTGCAATTGCACGCCGCCGGGCCGCGTTGGCTTCGAAGCGCTCGGCGAGCAGTGCTTCACGCTCCCATGCATCCGCGGCTATCTGCGCCACAAGTCGAACATTTTTGAGCGATGCGCTTGAAGCGCGTTGGCGCTGATGCGCTTCAAGCGTGCGGCAGTGAGTGGATGTCAGTTTCATTGAACTTCCTTGCCGTAAACAATTTGATGGATAGTCTGACCCCGGATCACGCCACGCAAAGCACACGCAATGTTGCGAATAAGGGTGTGAGGCCGGGTCTGAACATCATTCAAGCTGATGCAGCCAGACGCTTTGCCTGGGCCAGTGCGTCAGCAAACTTCGAATAGCGATAAGGGCCGACCAGATAACTCATACTGGGTTCAGGAATAATTCCGAATTTTTTCATGCCTTCCAAATCGGCCTCATCGATTGCGTCGGTTGCCTGCTTGGCAACCTGCATCTCGGAAACGTCTCTCATAATAATTCCTTTCAGAATCATAGAATTGGGGGAAAGTGCGCGGTCTCGACAGTCGAGCAGGTCTCGCAAGTCGCGTGGGGAAGCGCATTTCAACCATCCCGGCGCATGGCAACGATGGCGGTTCGGGCGATTGCGAACGAAGTCTTGCCCACGAACCCGGTATCGATCGAGCATGTCGCAAAGGCGCGGCTGTGCGTTTCCGAAAGATGCGTCCTGAAAGGCTGTTTTACAGCTTACCTCGTGGCTTCTTCATTTTCCCAGGCGATTAGACCGGTGATCAACCCAGATGATTGCTCCACATTCGACGTCATCAGACCTTCTGAACTGTTGGCAGGTGCATATGGCCGGTGGGCATATGGATGTTTCCGCAGCAGTCTTTGAATCATGTTCAACTTGCGTCGAAGCGGCCTGCTCTTTGCCGCAGAATCTGCTGCGGCGTGCCGCATCAGCGTAACCTGTTCATTCTGGAGGATTTGATTGATGCACATGGTGCGCACTCCCACATTAAGCAGGGGGCGCTAAGGGTCCCTCGGTCACACTTCGCTCGGGTTAATTCTATGTGATCGCCCCTTGTAGCATACTGCTGAAGCTATGCTGCACGAATTCGTAAACACGCAGCGCATCACATCAGCAATGGACGCTCAGCGGAAGGCAAATCCGATTTCTGCCCTATCGAAGGAAATCTCTGTAGCCGCCATTTGCGTAGGACCGGCAAGGGAGGAGTTAGTTGCGTTGGCGAACGATTGACCTGCATATCCACCAAAACCCCAAAAACATGGGGGTTCCCTCCGTTAGTTAATGCCCCTAATCGACACACCGATTTGGGGAATCGTCATGATCTATGCTTTCGGCATCGTCTTTGCCGCATTGCTGTTCGCGGATGTCCTGTTGACCGCCGCGCTGATCGGGGCCGGTCAGGGCCACCGTTTTCCCATTGCCAACCTGCTCTATAACCACGCCTACGCCACGTTCGGCGTCATGGCGCAAAAGGCCATTGTCGGCGCATGCGGGATCTGGCTGGCGCTCCATTTCGGACATTGGTGGCTGATGGCGGCGATCCTGCTGCTGCAGGCGCTGATCGTGTGGCGCAAATCGCGCCTGCTGCGCCGCATTGACGAGGCGGAATGGGCCGCCGCGAAAGACGAATGGGAATCGATCCACGGCAAGCGCGATTGACCCACCCGCCCCCGCTTTTGTGGTGCGGGGCATGACAAACGGCGCCCATGGATGAAGGCCGGTGGGCAGGCCACGGTGCCTGCCGATGGAAGATGAAGACGACATTCCCGGCAAGATTGGCGACGTACTCCGCCTGGGCCTGATTGCGTCCGTCGATCTGGCACAGGCCACGGCGGTTGTCCGCTGCGGCGATATCGATTCCCCGCCCTGCCCATGGTTCGAACTGGCCGGGCAATACCGTAGCTGGTCCCCGCCCGGCGAAGGGGAACAGGTCCTGCTGGTCTGCCCGGAAGGGGACATTGCCCATGGCATCGTCCTGCGCGGGCTCAATTCCAATAGCTTTCCCGCCCCGGCATCGGGGCAGGATCACGAGTTGCACGGCCCCGCCGGGCTGGTCATCCGCCTGACCGGCGACGGGATCGAAATCACCGCCCCCGGTAACGTGATCGTGCAGGGAGACGTGATTGCAGACGGGATCAGCCTGAAAGATCACGTTCACCAGGGCGTCACCCCCGGCAGCGGCCAGAGCGGAGCGCCCCGGCAATGAGCGGGATGGATCGCACCACCGGCAAGCCGCTGGCTGACGAACAGCACATTGCCCAGAGCATCACCGATATCGTCACCACGCCGCTGGGCACGCGGGTGGAACGCCGTGATTACGGCGGCCCCCTGCCCGAACTGGTCGATGCGCCGCAGAACAAGGCCACGCAGCTGCTGCTGTTCGCGTCGATCACCGGCCCTGTCCGCAAATGGGAACCGCGCGTGCGGTTGACCAAGGTGGCGCTGGGAGCGCTGACCGCGGCCGGTCGCCCCACGCTGACCATCGACGGCAGGCGCACCGATCTGCCCGGCAACCCGCCCTTTTCCATGTCTCTCGCCCTCTAGCCCGCGAAAGGTCACTCCATGCCCTATTACCACGGCATCCGCGCTACCGAGATCAACGAAGGCGTGCGCGCCATTGCCACAGTGGCCACTTCGGTCATCGGTCTGGTGTCGATCGCCGCCGATGCCGATGCGGAAACCTTCCCGCTGGATACCCCGGTCCTGATTGACGATGTGACGAGGGCCATCGGCAAGGCGGGCGATGGCGGCAAACTGGCCCCCACGCTGGAGGCGATTGCCGACCAGTCCAGCCCGCCCGTGATTGTCGTCCGCGTCGCGGAAGGCGAAGAGCCGGAGCAAACGCAGACCAACATCATCGGCACCACCACCGGCGACGGGCAGCTGACCGGGATGCAGGCATTGTTGGGCGCGGAATCGCAGTTAGGCTTGCGCCCCCGCATTCTCGGCGTGCCCGGCTATGACGATCAGCAGGTCGCCACCGATCTCGCCACCGTGGCACAGAAACTGCGCGGCATGGCCTACACCGCCGCACAGGGCGACACCGTGGCCGAAGCCGTGACCTATCGCGAAAACTTCGGTGCGCGGGAACAGATGCTGATCTGGCCTGAATTCAGCGACTTCACAGGCAGCGCGATTGCCCGCGCGCTGGGCCTGCGCAGCAAGATCGACACGCAGACCGGGTGGCACAAGACCCTGTCAAACGTCGCGATCAATGGCGTGACCGGCCTTTCCCGCCCGGTGCCGTTTTCCATTCTCGGCGATGAAACGACAGCGGCCAGCCTGCTGAACGATGCCGACGTGACCACTCTGGCGCGGATGGACGGCTATCGTTTCTGGGGCAACCGCACTTGCAGCGACGAACCGCTGTTCGCTTTCGAAAGTGCGGTACGTACCGCGCAGGTCCTGCAGGACACCATTGCCGAAGGGCTGGTCTGGGCAATCGACAAGCCGATCGTGCCCGGCCTGATCCGCGACATTCTGGAATCGATCAATGCGAAATTCCGCGACCTGAAGACGCAGGGCCGGATTATCGATGCACAGGCCCGGTTCCGCACAGCGGACAACAGCCCGGCGGCAATGGCCGCTGGCCGCCTGGTGTTCGATTACGATTACACCCCCTGCGCCCCGGCAGAATCCATCGGCATCAATCAGCGGATTACCGACCGGTTCTATGCCCAGCTGCTGGCCGCCTGACGCCCTCCCTTTCCCCGCACTTTCACCGGAGTAACCCGCCATGGGCCTGCCTTCCAAGCTCAAGAAACTGATGGTTTACAACGATGGCGTCGGATATTTTGGCGAAACCGCCGAAGTCACCGTGCCCAAGCTCGCCCGCACGTTCGAAGATTACAAAGGCGGCGGATTTGACGGAGCCGTGGGCATCGACCTGGGCGGCGAACCGATCGAGTTCGAATGGAAGATCGGCGGCATGCTGGAACATGCCTATCGCCAGTTCGGCGCGACTTCGATCAACGCCGTGCAGCTGCGCTTCGTCGGTTCGTACCAGGACGACAACACCGGCCGCACCAAGACAGTCGATATTACCGTGCGCGGGCGGCATCAGGAAATCGACCCCGGCAATGCCAAGGCGGGCGATGACACCGAACAGACGGTCAAAACCCGCTGCGCCTATTACAAGCTGATGGTCGACGGTGAAACGCTGATCGAAAAAGACGAACTGAACATGGTGTTCGTCGTCAATGGCGTGGACCTGATGGCGCAGCATCGCGCCAATCTGGGCATCTGACCGCACACCCCGCTTCGCCCCGGCGTGCATCGAGCGGACGCGCCGGGGCGGGGACACGATCCCCTGCCCGCCCCGCTCCACCCCTGACCGAAAGGCCCCACCATGCCCGACCAAGCCGTTGCCGCCGCAGGCCAGACGAATGCCGCACGCAAGATGTCCGATCCGATCACGCTGGCCGAACCGATTGTGCGCGGCAATGAGACAATCGCCAGCATTCAGCTGCGCAAGCCCAAGGCAGGCGAACTGCGCGGCCTGTCCATTCAGGAACTGATGAATGCCCGCGCCACTGCCGTGCTGGACATCCTGCCCCGCATTGCCATGCCGCCGATCACTCAGGCGGAGGCCGATCAGCTCGAACCAGAGGATCTGGCCGCCTGTTCCGGCGCGGTGATTGATTTTTTTCTGACAGCGGCGGACCGGAAGGCGGTGGAGAAGGTGTTGAACGCTTGATCGCGGATATCGCGATCATTCTCCACTGGCCCCCTTCCGAACTGCTGCAGATGGACCTGGCCGATCTGCTCTTGTGGCACCGCCTCGCGGTGGACCGCTGGAACCACATTCATGAAGTGAAGCCGTGAACAAGAATCTTCGCCTTCTGGTCAGTTTCGCCACGTCCGACCGGCTTTCCGGCCCGCTGAAAACTATCGCCGGGCTTGGAGAAACGGGCAGCGAGAAACTGGCCCGGATGAAGCGCGAGGCCCGCGACATGGGCCGTGAACTGCGCAACGTGCAAGGCGAACTGAAACGGTCGACCGGCAATGTCACCCAGCTGATCAACCGCGAACGCGACCTGTCCGGCAGGATCGCCCGCACCAATGATGCAATGGAGCGGCAAACCCGCCTGCTCAAAATCAACGCCAGGGCCGATGCAATCAGGCAACGCGGCGCGGATCTGAAATCGTCCGGCACGGACAATCTGATTACCGGCGTCGCGATGGCTGCGCCGATGGTTCTTGCATCCAAACAGGCCATGACGTTCGAAAGCGCCATGGCCGATGTGCGCAAGGTGGTCGATTTCGACAGCCCCCGGCAATTCCGCCAGATGGGCGATGACATCACCGACATGTCCACCCGGATTCCGATGGCGGCCGAAGGACTGGCGCAGATCGTGGCCGCCGCCGGGCGCGCGGGGGTTGCGCGCAAGGAACTGCTGACTTTTACCGAAGATGCCGCGCAGATGGGCATCGCATTCGATTCCACGGCGGAAGATGCCGGGGCAATGATGGCCAAATGGCGCACCGCGTTCGGCATGGGGCAAACCGAAGTCCGCGCATTGGCCGACCAGATCAATGCCCTGACCAACAAATTCGGCGGCAACGTGGGCGCAGTGGCGGGCATCACCACCCGGATCGGTGCGCTGGGCAAAGTGGCCGGCCTCGCCGCCCCGCAGATCGCCGCCATGGGCCAGCTGATGAATTCCGTTGGCGTGGAGGAAGAAATCGCCGCCACCGGTATCAAGAACATGATGCTGGCAATGACCAAGGGAACCGCTGCCACCAAGACCCAGCAAAAGGCTTTCGCCGCGCTCGGGCTGGATGCCTCGAATGTCGCCAATGCCATGCAACAGGATGCAGGCGGCGCAATCACTGACATTCTGGAGCGGCTGAAGAAGCTGCCGCAGGCGCAACAGGCCGCCACGCTGACCCAGCTTTTCGGATCGGAAAGCGTGGCCGCCATTGCCCCGATGCTGACCAATCTGGACCGCCTGAAACAGAACCTCGCTCTGGTCGGTGATGAGACTGCCTACGCGGGCAGCATGCAAAAGGAATACCTGACCCGCATCGCCACCACCGAAGGTGCCGTGGGATTGGCGACCAATGCGTTGAAGGCGATCAACATCACGCTGGGCACCATGCTGCTGCCAACCATCACGTCAGGCGCAAAGAAGGTGGTCACCATCGCCAACGCCGTGCGTGGCTGGACGAAGGAGCACCCCGGACTTGCCAGGGGCCTGCTCATGGCATGGACGGCCGCAAGCGGGCTGGCGCTTGGCGTGGGTGCGCTCAAGATCGGGCTCGGGCTTGTGCTGGGGCCGTTCGGCACGCTGTTCCGACTGGTCGGCACCAACGGGCCGCTGTTGATCCGGCTGTTTACCGGCATCCGCACTGCCGCCCTGTTTATGGGCAGCGGCCTGTTGAAAGCGGGCGCGATGATGCTGGCCAATCCGATTGTCCTGGTCATCACCGCGATTGTCGCCGCTGTCGCCCTTGCCGGATACCTGATCTACAAACATTGGGACAAGATTTCCGCCGCGTTCAAGGCCGGGGTCGCATGGGTAAAGGGCGCAATCGGCGGCCTGCCCGACTGGCTGAAGAACCTCGGCGGCATGATGATGTCCGGCCTGCTGGCGGCGCTCAATCCCCTGGTGCTGGCAAAGCGCCTGGTCCAGGTTGCCAGGGCCGGAATTACCGCGTTCAAGAACTATTTCGGGATCAAGTCCCCATCCCGCCTGATGATGGGCATGGGCGGCTATATCGCAGACGGGCTGGCGGTTGGCATTGACCGGGGCAAAGGGGCCGCCATCGGTGCCGCCCGCTCCATGGCCACCGGCGTGGCCGGTGCCAGCATGGCCAGCGCCAGTCTCGCAACAACAGGCACCGCCACAGCCAACGGCAGCGTGCTGCAACAATTCGGCCCGGTAACAATCGTCATTCACGCCGCACCGGGCCAGAGCCCGCAGGATATTGCCGAAGCGGTCGCCAGCCAGCTGCGCCAGCAGGCCGACAGCCGCCGCGCCAGCCACCGTTCCGCTTTCACTGACACATAGGGACTTTGCCCATGCGGATGCTCGCGCTCGATATGTTCGTTTTCCAGATCGGCACGCTGCCGTTTCAGGAACTGCGCCAGCGTTACGAATGGCGCTTTGGCGACAGTGAGCGGTTCCGCGCCCGCCCTGCCAGCCAGTTTCTCGGTCCCGGCGCGGAAACGGTGGAGCTGGCAGGCGTGCTCTATCCCGGCGACGGCATTGGCTCTTACGGATCGATCGAACGGCTGAAGGCACTGGCCGAAACCGGCGATGCCTACGAACTGACAGCGGGCACGGGCGAAGTGCTGGGCAGTTTCACCATTCGCACGCTGGATCTCACCAGGTCGGTCTTTTTCGAAGACGGTGCCGCGCGCAAAACCGACTTCACGCTTTCCTTGCTGCGCGTCGATGGCTGACGGCTTCACTCTCCCTTTCGCCACCTGGCAGGTAACGCTCGATGGCGAAGACCTGACCCCTGCCCTCGATCCCCGGCTGCTGTCGGCCAGCGTAACGCGCAAGCGCGAGGATGAGGCTGACCAGCTCGAAATCACGGTCCACGATGCCGATGGCCGGTTCGCCATTCCCAAACCCGGCAGGCTGCTCGATCTTGCAATGGGCTGGGAACGCGGCACCGGCGTGCCGCTGGGCCTGGTCCGCATGGGCACGTTCAAGGTGGACGAGGCGCGCTGGGGCGGCCCGCCGGACAGGATCACGATCCGCGCGCGCAGTGCCGATTTCACCGATGCCTTCCGCATTCGTCAGGAACGCGGCTTCGTGGGGCAGACCGTTTCCGCCGTGCTCGGCAAACTGGCCGCCGACAACGGCCTGACACCTGCGATTGATGCCGCGCTGGGCGCAAAGACCATTCCCGCGCTCGGGCCCGGCGCAAAGAGCGATGCGGCCCTGTTGCGCGCGCTGGGCAAACGCTTCGATGCGGTCGCCACGGTCAAGAACGGGTCGTTGATCTTCATGCCGATCGGCAGCGGCAAATCCCCCGGCGGCGCCACTCTGACCCGCGAAACCATTGACCGCACCGCCACAGGCAGCGTGGAATACGAACGGGTGGAGCGGGAGAACTACGGCGGCGTCGTGGCCGTATGGCACGACAAGACCACCGGCGAACGCAAGCAGGTGCAGGCAGGCGGCAGCGGAGACAGCCAGGCGAGGCCCAAGCGCATCCGCAAGGTTTTCGCCAACGAGGCGGACGCCCGCCAGCATGCGGAGGCAGAGGACACCCGCATTTCCCGCACCAGGGCAAAGGCGACCATCGCCCTGCCCCTTGGCCGCCCGGAACTTTACCCGGAACGCCCGATCACACTGACTGGCTTCAAGCCGGAGATTGACGCACACGACTGGATCGTGGGCGAAATCACTGACACTATGGATGGCACCGGCGGATTACAAAGCCGCCTGGTGCTGGAGGCGAAAGGCTGAACGGACCCGGCGTGTGCTGCGGCGATTTGCGCGGCATGACGCACGTTGCTTAGTCCGATACATCCGGCGTCAACCGGGCGCAGATTGCCGACATCGAAGCCGATCGAAAGTCCGGTTAGGTCAAAAACATCGCGCAAACTGGCAGAGGAGCTGGAAATCAAGATCGACGATCTCGCATGATCGATAGCCCCTCTGGCATTGGAACATAATGGCTCCACCAACAACAAGCGTGATCAGTTCGAATTATTTCCAAGCTCACGCTGAGCTGAAGCATGAGCCGGTGCGCGCGCCATGCTGCTTCAGCAGCGCCTGACATTGGCAACTTTCGTGAGCCACACTAAGCAGTTCATCCATATGCCCTCAAGAGTTGGCCAAACCGCGATTTGAATTCTCACTGAACGTTTCATCGGTCCGCTGCCTCTGCACCCGCATGGTTTCAGCAACCGCAAGGGCGCGACTTTTGCGAGCTTCCCGTTGTTCTGCAACTGTCGCTTCGTGTCCCCACGCGATTGCAGCTCTCACAGCCACAGTTCGAACATTTTCGAGCGGCTCACTCTTGGCCCGCTCCCATTGGATGGCTTCCTGTACTCGGCACTGTTCAGATGTTAATTCCATCGGTCGTCCTCTTTTGAACAGCGAGCATGGTTCGCTTGCAATCACTCGTCATAAGGCAGGATCTGAATAATCCGCGTGGCTGCATTGACAGTCGAGTGGCGCGGCTCTTCGGCCAAGGTTCCAGACTGCATCATGAAATTGCATATCTAGGCAACTCTAGCCAAACTTTAGCGCCTCATGCGGGACGGCTGCTCTGCAATGTTTTGACCAGAGTATGGTCGAAATGAACATTGAGGCCTGTCGGACCTAACCTTAGTCCTGCTAAGAGACGTGCGTGCCTACGACAAAATTTCGGTTGCAAAGAAGTGGACACCTTATGTTTGGCATAGGTGGGCTGCAATCAATTCAGGTAGTGCCAAATCGAAACCGCTGCTCACTTTGAACTCTACCGATGATATTCGGCCATTGCGTCATCTAGGTAGGTGTAGAAATATAGTCCTATCTGGTAATGGGTTACCTTGACAGCGATCACCTCATCCGGGAACACAGGATTGTTTGACGATGTGAAGACGCCGTTTTCAAGTTTCGAACTATCCGTACCTGACAGGCTTCTGGTTGGTGTGTTGGAGCGGGCCAGATGGGGATTGTGGAGCAGTTGGTTCACATTCCTTTTTCTAAGGCTTTGCGTGGATGGAAGCGTGGGAACCGGGAACGCCTTTGCGCCCGGTTCCCGGAAAGGAATCAGCCGTGCTGGTTCCTGGCCTGTTCCTTTAGTGTCTCCAAACTATCGGGCGCCTGCTGACTTTGCGCTTCGCCCTGCGCCTTGAGGTTGACAGCATAGCGCTTGCCATTTTCAGTGTTCTCCACATCGTAGCCATAGCGCTGGTCCAGCTTTGGTTCCCCGGTCTTCTGCTGAAGGTCGGACCGACGGAAAGGCAGTGCATCGCCGCCCTGTTCGGGGGTGATTGTCCCCTTGCCCCTGCCGGTGTCATAGCTCTTGATATTGCCGAAATCGGTCATTGCCATTTCCTTTGCTGAGAATGCAGCCGACAAAAGCTTGCCGCACTGCGGCTAGAAGGCGGAACAGAAGGAAAATGCATCTCAATTGGACGCTCAAGACCGTCGATTACGACTGGTAGCTAATGCATAGATGGCAATGCCATCAGTGAACTACAAGGCCTGCAAAAAATGATATTGTCCCGCAGCCAATCAATTATGCCTTTTTAGTACTTTTCATTTCGGTGAACTGTTCAGGAAAATAGCCTCACGATTTCCCCAATACGAACTGAAACTAGGTCTTCCTGAAAATCCCCGCCACGCGGCCCACGATTTGCATTTCCCCATCGTAGGCAACGTCTTCCGGAACATCGGGATTGGACGACAGCAAGCGCATACCCTCCCCGTCCTTTGTCGGCCGCAGCCGCTTGATCATGCCCAGGCCGCCCATTTCCAACGCCCACAGTTTGTCCGCGAAGCGCGGCGTCTTGTCGAACGTGTCGATCAGCAGGATATCGGAATCAAGAATGGTCGGCGTCATGGAATCGCCAATACCAGTGGCGAACATCAGATATTCCATCGGGGACTTGGTAAAGTTCCTGATCCAGGAGCGCGAGAAAACCCGCCGCACACCAGTCACCGGGACATCGTGGATGTATGTCGCCCCCATCCCGTAAGACAGGTCGAACTCCGGAAGCTCCACGGTTTCGTCTTCAGCCTTGGGCGTTTGCGAACCACGCTGAGATCGCTTTCCTTCGCCCGCAGAGACTGCGGAATCTTCCTCCGAAGGGCGCTCCATTGCACGGCCATCAAGATCTAGCGAGCTGGCATTTTCACTAGCACAATCTAAAATCCATGAGAGGTTCACACCCAGCGCCTGGGCTATGGCGGGGAAATGACGAGAGTCTTTCGTCTTGCCTGTCAGGATGAGGCTGATCGTACCTTGGGTGACGCCAACGGCAGTTGCCAAAGCCCCTTGATCCAAATCCAAATCCTTCATCCTCTCGCGGATGCGTTGCGCGCGGATTTGGCGGATATCGGTCACGGCAACATACATAGACGAATAATTCTGCCTGCTCATATTAGATTGCTCTTGCACTAATATTAGTTCACTCATATACGCTCATGAATATGAGCAATCTCATGCAACGCCCGACCCGCTACGAAGCTCTGTTGCAGGTTCGCAGCCATTACCGAACTGATGCCGCGATGGCCGCCGACTTCGGCGTGTCGCAGCCAACTGTCTGGAGGTGGATAAACCAATCCAAGCAGCTCCCTGCCGAAAAAGCTCTGTTGGCTGAAAAGCTCACAGGCGTTCCTCGCCATTGGCTACGCCCAGACATTTATCCCGCTGAAACTGTCGCAATTCCTGCCTCCACCATGGGCGAGGAAACCCCGCTCTGCGGATCGATCCTAACCGCCCGCATGCTCGCAAAACACGGCAATACGCACGCGGTTCTGCCACGAAAGGACGTGGCATGACGACGCGGCCGGGCCGGTGGGAACATCACCTTCGCACCGCGCGCCGCCGCAATCGCCTGATCGAAAGCCGCATGGGTCGGGTGCAGCTTTACGCCCTTTCCATCGTCGCCACGCTCGCCCTCGCTCACATCGCAGACCGCGCCACCGCAGGCATCGCAGCCTGCCGGATCGAACAACCGGCCCAATGCCCGGAGATTGCCCGATGAATTCCGCAACCACCGCTTCGCATATGCTTACTGAAACCGTCCTGCCGCTGACAGCCATCGCGATCCAGTTGGTCTTGCTGTTGGTAATGGGCTTCCACATTGGCAGGAACGGCAAGCACGCCTCTCTCGTCATCCAGGTCTGCATCGTATCCAGCATCATCCTCTGCGGCGGCGTCTTTGCTGCAGGAAAGGTGCACTGGTGACCATTCCCCGCAAGCCCACCACTTTCGCCCGCGCGTTGACGGAAATCGCCCTGCTGCTCGGTTGGGACGAATGCGCCGAAGTGCTGGGCAAATCGGAAAGCCATGTGCGCAAGCTGGGCGCGCCCGATACCGAACGGGAATTGTCCCTGCGCGATGCCGTGCGGCTCGATGCCGCTTACCGGCGCGCGGGCGGCGAAGGCGCGCCTTTGCTGGAATGCTACGCGCTGAAACTGGATCTGCGCATGCCGATCCAGTCGGCCAGTCCGCACTGCATGCTGACCGGGTCGGCCAAGGCCGCGAAGGAAAGCGGGGAGGCTGTGGCCGCCGCGATCGAACTGGCCGGTAACTCCAACGATCCGCACGTGCGCATGCGGGCCGTTCGCGAAGTCGAAGAAGCGATCACGGAATTCACCCGTCTGCTCACCCGCATTGTCGCCCATCAGGAACAGGAGAACCGCCAGTGATCCATTCACCCTGTGACAAACAAGGTGCCACACCTGCCCCGCCGAAACGCCGTGGCCATTTCGGCCGCGCCCCGGCAGTCAGTTGCCCGGCCTGCAATGCCAGGGCATCGTCGCGCACCAGCCAGGAAATCAGCCCCACGCTGCGCCAGCTCTACTACCGCTGCACGAATATCGAATGCGGCATGACGTGGGTGGCCAGCCTGGTGTTCGAACATGCGCTGTCGCCCAGCGGGGTGAACAGCGAATTCCGCCCGGCAAAGCCTTTGAAGGAAAAGGCCCCCGGCCATGATTTTGGCCAGATGACCATTTTTGAAATCCTTCCCTGCCCGTCCGGCTGATTGCCCGCCGCACGGCACCATTCCGCTCATCCTTTCCTGATTGCTCCGCCGCCGGGCCCACCGGCGAACGATCCCCCCTGCCCTGCCGAGATTGCATCACCCGATGGACGACAAACTGCGCCAAGACATCATTTCCCGGCTGCGGGCGGACTACCGGTTCCCGCCGTCCACCGGGCGCGTGATCCGCGGTGGCCGCTGCCCCGACTGCAAGGGCAAGGAACTGTATTTCTACGCCGAAAATCCATGGATGGTGAAATGCGGGAGGGAGAACAAGTGCGGCCACGAATGGTCCACGCGCGATCTCTATTCCGAACTGTTCGACAACTGGTCGGATCGCCATCCCCAAACCCCGGAGGACCCGCACGCTGCCGCCAAGGCATACTTGCGCGACGAACGCGGCCTGAACATCGTCAAACTGGCCGATGCCTATTCGCAGGAATCCTATTTCGACCGCAAACTGAATGCCGGATCGGCCACTGTCCGCTTCGATCTGCCCGGCGGTGGCTGGTGGGAACGGCTGATCGATCGGACTTACCGCTTCGGCAAGAAGAAGGCGAACATCAAGTATGGCTACAGCTATCGCGGCCATGCCTGGCACCACCCCGGCCTGACATTCGACGATCTCGCCCAGGCGGATGAAATCTGGCTGGCCGAAGGGATATTTGACGCTGTCGCCTTGTCAGAGGCATTCGCAGCCGAACGGCCACAGGCCCGCGCCGCGTCGACCATGTCGACCAACAACTATCCCAGGGCATGGCTCGAACAGCTTGCCAGCGCGGTCGCCGCGCGTGGCACCAGTGCCCGCCGCCCAACGCTGGTCTTCGCATACGATGTCGGCCCCGCCGGGGTCCGCTTCACCCGGCAATATGTCGAACAGGCTCGCGACGATGGATGGATAGCCCGCGCCGCGCAGGTGCGCCCCGATGGCGAAGGGACGAAGCTGGATTGGAACGATCTGCTCAAACGGCGAAAGCTGAAGAACGCCGATCTCGAAACCTATCTCGAAAATGGCGACATCACGATTGCCGAAAACGCCGCTGACAAGGCGTTCCTGCTCTATCGCCGGTCGCGCCGCAGCGAATTTCCCCTGACATTCAAAAGCCGTCAGCTGTGGGCGAAATTCTCGGTCGAACGGATCAACGAACTGATCCAGTCCTATGGCGAGGACAAAACCCTTTCAGCCCTGACCAACGATCAGAAGCACGATCTGGCCGCGCGCGAGGCGGTGGAGGTTCAGGAAATCGCCAACTGCGTGTTCCGCACGCTCTATTTCCAACGCGATGCCGCGCTGAATGACAGCAGCTATTACATCCGCGTCGATTTCCCCGGCAAACAGGACACGGTAAAGGCGGCCTTTCCCGGCCCCGCCGTTGCCGGTGCGGGCGAATTCAAGAAACGCCTGATCTCCATCGCGCCCGGCGGCATGTACACTGGCACCAACTATCAGCTGGACAAGCTGATGGAACGGCAGCTGGATAATATCCGCACTGTCGATACGCTCTACTTCTCCGGCTACTCGATCGAACACGGCGCATGGATGTTCGACGATATCGCCGTTACCGATGGCCGCGTCATTCCGCTCAACGACGAAGATTTCTTTGAAATCGGCAAGATCGGGCTCAAACCCAAGGCCGCCAGCGGCGAATTCGCGATTGAATACGATCCCCACGAACTGAACTATTCATGGTGGGATGATCTCTACACCGCGTTCGGATCGCTTGGCCTGGTCGCGCTCGCATTCTGGCTGCTCACCCTGTTTGCCGAACAGGTCCGCCGCGACCACCAGAGCCTTGGCTTTCTCGAAATCGCCGGTCCCCCCGGTTCCGGCAAATCCACGCTGCTGATCTTCCTGTGGAAGCTGGTTGCCCGGCTTCACAATTACGAAGGGTTCGATCCGGCCAGCGCCACCGCTGCCGGCATCGCGCGCGAGCTGGTCAAATACGGCAATCTGCCGGTGGTCTTCCTCGAAGGGGACCGGAAAAAGGATCAGCCCGCCGCGCGCAAATTCGACTGGTCCGAACTCAAGAAGATCTACAACGGCCATTCGCCCCGCACGCGCGGCATTGCCAATGGCGGAACCGACACTTTCAGCCCGCCTTTTCGTGGCGCGATGGTCATCGCGCAGAACGATCCCATTCGCGATGCCGAAGACGCGGTGCTGGAACGCATCATGCCCCTGTTCGTGGACAAGGGCCGGTTCAGTGCGGAAGGCAAGGCAGCGGGCAACCGCCTGAAGAAATACGACACCCGCGACGTATCGCACTGGATGGTGGCGATGATCCGGCAGGAAAAGCCGATTCTCGACTACTTCCATAACCGTTTCCCGCTCCACGAAGCCCGGCTGCTCGATCACCCCGAAGTCCAGAACGATCGGCTTGCTTTCAACCATGCGCAGTTGGCCGCCGCGCTCGATTGCCTTGCGCGCGCCATGGCGATTGAGGGCAAACCGGTCATCTCATCCGCGCAGCTGGCCGAAGGGCATGACCTGATTACGCAGATGTGCCTGCAACAACATGGCGCGCTGGGCGCGGATCATCCCGCCGTTGTCCAGTTCTGGGAAAACTTCGATCACCTCAATCAAAAGCTGACCGAAGGAAAACTGGAAAGCGAAGGCCACTATGGCCTCAACCATTACCGCAAGGCCGACAAGGGTCTGATCGCGGTCAGCATGCCTGAAATAGAACAGGCATTCGGCCAGTATCGCATCTCGATTCCCGGCGGGACGATGCTGGATCTGAAAAAGCTCCTCACCACCAGCAAGAGCCGCAAGTTCCTGGGCAACAAACAGGTCAACTGCCGCGACGGCCGCAACCGTCATTGCTGGGTCTTTCTCGACACCAACTTTCAGGAGGCTTTGCCGGTATGACGGCCACTGCACCTGCCGATGCGCAGCCAATGGCGCTTGTCCGCGTTCCCGATGGGCAAGGCGGTTATCGCCATGAATTCCGCCCCGTTCCGCCCGAACAGCCGAAAAAGAAACGCAAGTCCCGGCCCAAACCGGACCCGATAGAGGCCAATCCGGATTCGGCTGCGCAGCAGCTGCAGCAGATCATCGAGCGGCGCGAACGGCTAGAAGAGGAAAAGGCCGCAATTGCCGACGATATCCGCGATGTGAACGCAGAGGCGAAAGCCGTTGGCTTCGATGTGAAGGCGATCGCCGCAATCATCGCCATGCGCAAGATGAACCCGGACATGCGCCGCGAAGCCGAAGCAATCCTCGACACATACAAAACCGCGCTGGGCCTCGCCTGATGCCCCGCCGCACCCCGAACAAGGAAACGCACATGAACACCGCGCTCAAACAGCCGGTGTGGTTCGGCCTCGACCAGGCACAGACCGCATCGCGCCCCACCTGCACTTTCATTTGCAGCGATTGCGATCGCATGCACAACGGCATTACCGATCGCATTCCCGATGGGTGGGATCTACAACCCGGTGCCTATGGCAATGCCCCCCGGCTGCGTTGCCCCGACTGTATCGAACAGGCCGAACAGGCAGAGATTGCCCGCCGACAGGCCCAACCGTTCATGCTGTTTCTGGAAAAGCAGGCCACCGGCCAGTTCCACATCGCAATGGCCCCGGAAAACGTCCTGATGCGCTGGCTCCCGCTGGGCTTCTACCTGACACCGGCACAGGCCCGCGCGCTTGCCGCACAGCTCACTCAATATGCCACATTGGCGGAAGTACCCGGCTCGGTCCTCGATGGCGATGGGGGCGTCGCATGATGGACTGGCACCATCCCCGCATCGCCAATCCCGATTGCGCCATTCACGAAAGCGACAATATTGCTGCCGAAGCACGCGCGGCCTGGTCGCGCCGCCGCGCCGCTTACCCGGATCTCGTCAAAACGGGCCGCATAACGGCGGACGATGCCCGCGCCGATCTGGAGGCATGGCGCGCAATTGCGAAAGACTGGCACTGGATCGCATTCGGTGAAGGCGATCCGGCCGATCCCGAAACGCTCCCCAATCGCATCGCCGCGCTGGACACCGCCATTGCCCGCTGGCTCGAGATGGTTGCCGAAAACGGGGGCCATGCCTCTCTGGCCGATGACCGGCAGGGCAAACTGCTCTGCGCCATGCGCTGGTGGGCCGAACGCGAACGCCCCGGCTTTTCCGGCCCCCGCCACATTCGCGACACCGCCGCGATCGGCCACGCCTGGCGACGGCAAAACGGCCTGCCGACACGCGGCGCCATGCTCGCCGCCCAGGAACCCGCCCAACAATCCGAAAGAAAAGCCGCCGCATGAAACCCCGCCCCGCGCCACCCATCTTCCCGTTTCCCGATCATCCCAACATGGCCGAAGTTATGGAATCGGAACGCCGCGAAGCCGCGCGGCTTCAGAGAAATCGGTCGGAAGCACCAGGCGAACTTTCAACCGCGACCAATCCTTTCCCCGCCTGACTGGCCCAACGGCAAAATGAAGGAGGCATTGGCCCCACGAGTGCCGACAAATCGAATGACTGAAGACAAGCTCCCGGCAATACTTGAAACAGGACGCGGTCCCTCACATTGGGTGGCCGTCTTGCGTGACCGCGGAATCTCCATTTCCGAACGTACGCTGCGGGAAAGGGCCAACAGACTTCGGGCTTGCCACAAGGTGGGCCGTGCGATGATCATTACGCCCGAACAACTAGACGTGATTCTCACGGACGGGACACAATGCCGCTCGAACCCTATCTCAGAGGCCGCACCTGGTGGGCGAAAGGGCGCGTCGAATACAACGACGCACCCATTACCGATTACTACCGCTGCAGCACTGGAACATCTTCGGAGCAAGCCGCACGCGAATGGTGTCGCGCCGAAGAAAAGCGGCAATTGCGTCGTTTCCTTGTTGGACCCGAAGAGGCGGAAGAGCCGCTGACCTTCGCAGCGGCGGTTCTGCTCCACGAACCCGACGCAAAGACCGCCGGATATTTAATCCCCATCGTCGAACTGATCGGTGAAGCGCTGGTTTCCGACATCACGCCGAAAATCGTTCGCGAGCTGGGACCGATCCTCTATCCCGATGCCGGTACGAAGACATGGGCGCGCCATGTCGTCACCCCGATCCGGTCCGTCATCAACAACGCCCACGACCTGGGTAAATGCCCGCCGATCAAGATTAAGGGCTACACGGCCGAAGAACAGGTGGCGCAGGATCGCAAGCGCGGCAGCAGGGGGCGCACGAAATACAAACCCGGCAGCTGGGAATGGCTGCTGCAGTTCCGAGCCCACGCGACGCAGCGCGTAGCTGCCCTCGCCCTGACGATGTTCGTCACCGGCGCACGGATCAGCCAGGCCGTCCAGATGAACCCCGGCCAGCACCTGGACCTGGACAACAACCGCATTTGCATTCCCGGTGCCAAGGGCCACGACGATCGTTGGATTGAAATCCCCAAATGGCTGGCGATCGAGCTGAAGAACCTGCAACCCGGCTATCCGCGCGGCGCTGAACGCAAGACGGAAAACCTGCGCGTGTTCGGCTACGCGGATCGATCTTCGCCCCGCAAGGATTGGAACAAGGCGATCGAGGCGGCAGACATCGAATACCTGCCCTTCCATTCCGCTGGCAGGCACGGCTTCGGCCAGGAAATGAACGTGCGCCAATCTATTGACGAAAAGGCAGCCGGTGCCTTCGGCGGATGGTCGGACACCAACCTGATGCGCCGGACCTACACCCACGCGGAAGACGAAGTGATTAAGGTCCACCGCGCTCTGGAAACCGGCCTGAAACGCGCCCAGCGCAAGACAAAACTGAAACTGGTGAAGGCCGCAAAATAG